CATCACTGATACGCCCATCTTTCGTGTAACTTAGCAGAGCCTAGCCGTCACTAGGATTTAGATCTCTGCATAAGCTACCTACTGGCTTGGTAACCCGATGCGTTTACATATAGTGCCCGGATCGGATCCGAGTACTATACAAAATTAAATTTTTAAAGAACAATTAGTTAATTTCCTAACTAGTCTCTAGTATAACACAATGGTTATATCTAGTCAATTTGTTTTGCAAAGTCCCTACAACATGTAGGGTTATTTGCAGATCCAGTTAATTTCTTAACTTGTTTCTATTATAGCAAAACGGCATTTAAAGGTCAACTTAATACTTTGGTATACCCTATTGTCAGTAGGGTTATTATTGGCGTACCTCCAAGGACTCGAACCTTGACTGACGGTTTTGGAGACCGCGGTGCTGCCATTACACCAGAGATACATTATTTGGTAGCCTGTAGAGGTAACGATCCTCTGTCGCTCGATTATCAGTCGAGTGCTCTACCTTTGAGCTAACGGGCTATGTTTGGCGGGTCCTAGAGGAGTCGAACCCCTAACTTACGGTTTCGAAGACCGATATGATATCCATTTCACTAAAGACCCAGATTGGTAGGAACGGTCGGACTCGAACCAACCACACACGGATTTTCAATCCGTTGCTCTACCTGATGAGCTACGTTCCCATTGTTTGGCGGTGTGACTGAGACTCGAACTCAGAACCCGGATTACGCCGAGCGACGGTTTAGCAAACCGCTCCGATACCATTACGGGACCACACCTTATTGGTGGAAGCGGTGAGATTCGAACTCACGGTGCCTTTCGGCACGACAGTTTTCAAGACTGTTGCCATAAACCAGACTCGACCACACTTCCTATTATTAATACCGCTAACATTTATCAAAGATTTGCCAAACTTTGCTACCGAGCCAGTTAAATACGCATATGAAAATTTATCTTGACGGCTTTTTCCATCAACTGTACCAACACCCAGACACCGCAACACTTTTAACAAACATAGATGAAATACCCAACGACTGCGATATAGTTGCTGTGAGTTTCTATAACAATCACTGGCAAGAGTATCAACAAACAATAAAAGAATTGTCAACCCGTACTAAAAAACTTTTGGTAAATCTTAGCGAACCTACGCCTGGTAAAATAGGATTTACAGACTTTGTTAACAGCATAAACTACAGCAATGTTTATCTGTTTAGCGATGTAGTGTTTAATCATACTGTATTGCCCACAGCTAACATAGAAACTATTATATCTTGGTTCATATGTAGTGAGAACTTATATGCGACCCAACACTGGGCCCACGAACGCATTGATAAATTACACCGTGGATTCGATCGTTCTAAACGGTTTGATTGCTTACTGGGCAAACAACGACAACATAGAGACATTATCAACACATACTACAACAACAGTCTACAGCGTGACAACATTGTGTTCTCATATACAGGCTGTACCCAAACTGGTATTTGGGATCCAGATGTTGATCACCAACGACTGCATTGGGGAACTTCGACAGAAATACCTCGTGATGTATTTTTGCCGTTGACTATATACAATCAAACCTATTACAGCATTGTGGCCGAGACCACTACTGAAAATAGCTATAACCAGTATACTGAAAAAGTTGCCAAACCTTTGATTGCTGGCAGGCCATTTGTGGCATTTGCCGGACAAAATTATTTGTCTAATTTACAGCGTCTGGGATTTAAAACTTTTTCGACTGTGGTAGATGAAAGTTACGATTCCATTGGTGATTTAAATCAACGCATGAAGGCTGCATGGACTCAAGTTGAGTGGTTGTGTAGTCAGGATCCTGCCCAGGTGTACAGTGAACTCGAGGAGGTGTTGCAACATAACCACCAACATTTCTTAACTACTGACTGGCACCAGGCCATTCGAAAACATTTTTAAAACACTTGGTACCCCCGGCGGGAATTGAACCCACATGAACCAATTATCTGTTGCTTACGGGATATAAATCCGCCGTTTTACCATTAAACTACAGGGGCAAATTTATTGGAGCACAGGACAGGACTCAAACCTGCATAGTACGGATTTGCAATCCGTTGCGTAATCATTCCGCCACCTGTGCATATCGGTCAAACACACTCTTGCGAATGTGTATATTGAAACATACTGAGTATCTTCCTTTCGGCGGTCACCCGGGTACCCTATTGGGTCTGCAGACGGATTGCCAATATGCTTCAATATGACGAATTTTTTTATCTACAAGAAGATAAGCCATCCTCGTCACCGCCCGTTTGTGCCAAATTATAGTGCGGCACAGGACCTCGTTTCCTGTTGACACCTGGGTATCTATGCAAGAAGTTGATTCTTAACTCGTTTACGAGTTTCGAGCATCGACCTAGCACGTTCAATCTTTTCCTGGATCAACTTTTCACGTTGTTCCGGAGTCAGCGTGTACTCTGTTGTATACTTTACTTCACGCATTCGTTGTTCTAAATCTAATTTCTTCATTTTTCCTTTCTTAAAACAAAAAACCCTAGGGTTTTTAATCCTAGGGTCCTTGGAGTTTAAATGTAAACTGTTGCTTACAATATGGTCTCCTGGACCCTGGTAACCTCTGGTGTGCGATCATATGACATGCTATTGATTGCCGACCAAATAGAGGGCACGAAGCCGGCCTGTTTGGCTGAACAATTTGATATAGAATGTAATACGTTTGTTTGCATTTTTGTTTCTTTATGTTTACATACACCTTTTTATTGGCGCATGTGTGTATTATATAGAGTTATTTATACATTGTCAACCACTGGTTTGACGAATTTAACCTTTTTAACAAAATATTTTTACCTTGGAGGTGCAAATGAAGGAATCTTCCGAGCATAGTCTTTGTAGATGTCAATTTGCTGTTGGATAAACTCCGGCTTGAGTATAACATTCTTGGGATCAACTTGCAAGTCGCTTATTTCACTAAAGCGTTCTCTTTGGGCAGGATTGTTGTACAGCTTGACCAACGCACGTTGTACTGTTTTAACTACTTCAGGATCAGTACCGGGACTGGCAACTACGATTTGCCATACAGGTAACCACGCATCACTCATGCCAATTTCGTTAAGAGTAGGCACATCGGGCAAAGACTTAATGCGTTCGTGGCCTGCTACTGCAAAAGGAATAACTGTACCATCCCGGATAAAGTCTTGTATTTCTAGTCTAAAACTGTAGGCAGTTTTAATTTGTCCTGTTAGCAACTCGGGCATCAACATGGCACTGCCACGATAGGGAACATGCAACATTTTCTTATTGCCGCGATAAAATAGCACTTCGCCATCTAGGTGTGTGCCTGCACCGATGCCGCTACTGCCAAAAGTGACAGGTACGGTGGGATCTAACCGGTCCCAGTCTGACTTGTTTCTAATCGGCATGCTTTTGTGACTTACAAAGATCATGGGTGTAGTGCCCAGATATGCCACTGGTACCAAGTTACGATAGTTGTAGTTGGGGTTAGGAGAGATGTTCCACCACGGCAAGTTGATGTTGGTTAACAACAAGTTGTTTTCTTTGCTGTGATCTCTGGCCACTGCGCCCACTGCTAAGTCGCCGCCTGCTCCAGGTTTGTAGTCAATGATGATCCTGTTAGGAATGTCTTTTTGCAACTCAACTTGCAATGCTCGTGCAATCTTGTCACTGTTACTGCCAGCGGCGTAACCAACGTACAGCGTAATCACTGGCAATTCTTTGGCTGTGCTAATAACTGTTAGTAGTCCTAACGCCGCTCCTATAATAATTTTTTTCATTTTAACAACTTATTCTATAAAATAATTTTTACTAACTGAACTCTTAAGACCTTTTGAAATATTTGTTGGATCATTCTTCCAATAATCTGGAATAGTATTCCATACCTTTTCTAATCCAAACTGCCAATTTAACAAATACTGGCTGGTTGATTCTAATTTAAAAAACCATTCGTCTCTATCGGCAAATATAATACTTCTAGGTTTTGCCGCAGTAATGCCCATGCCTGGATTCCAATCTGGGTAAATCAATGCGTGTAATCCGTTGTTAGTCAATCCATACTTTTTACCATCAATAATCTTATATACCAAGTCTGCCTTGCCTTCAACTACATAAGGTAAGTCTTTTGCATTTGGTGCATCCAAATATCGTTTAACCAAGTGCGCTTGTTTGATAACAATTTCTGGTTTGTCCGGAGTCCAAAAGAATAGTTCATCTGTGTAGGGCTGTTGCCCGGCAATGCTGGTAACGTCCGGAATAAACCCAATTGTGTCTTGGAACCGCAAACAGAACCGGCCGTCTACATGATGAATTCTGGGCTTGTCTGCTCCGTATATTATGCAGATCTTTTTACCTGCATGAATCATGTCAGCCCACTCTTTAACTTTCATACCAAGGGATTCTTTGGCCAGTACAATTGGCGTTAAAATCATATTGGCTTGATATATCCAATTAAATTTGTTTGTTGAGCTACTGAAGTAATCTAACATCAAATCAGTAAAATCAATAATACGATGTTTAAGCCAAGGTCTTGTTTCTGTTAGACGTTTAATAGTAGGTATTGCTACTTCAACAATCTCTTTGTTTTGTACGTTGTTTTTGTCGCCTGTTGCACGATAGTTAGTAAAGCTCACTACTTCGTCCAGTTTGATATCGTTATTAATAAACGCATCTAGCACTGTTTGACTGTCTGCACCACTGCTGTAATTTAATATAACATAGTCGTATTGGTCTCGTATTTGTTGGGCACGTTCTCTGTACAACTCTAAAATAGAAGTAACAGGTTCTTTGGTCCAATCATAACTGCTGAACACTGCTTCGTTAAAATCCCAATGCGGATGGATACCTGTTTTGGCATGCATTTCAATTGCTTCAAATTTGCTGTGAAATTTAAGGTCACCGACTCGGTAGACGCCCATTTTGTCTTGGTGTGTCATTCTCAAAATTTATATTAGTATGATGCAATGGCACTATAACTAGGATCAGACTTTAACAAATCTTTAACTTGATCTTTTGGAAATCTATTTAAAAATTCCCTACGCTCGTCGCCTGCTAGTTCGCTAATAGTGGTTTTCATTTCACGGAGTTGATTTAATTTTCCAACTTCTAATATTAGCTTCATAGATTCATTACGTTTGCTAATATATGGTTCTTGAAAATATGGATTATAATCTTCTAGTCCTGCATAATCCATTGGGCAACGATATCCTAGTCTTTGCGTTAGCTCTTTGGTCATGTCAAGTCCTGGACGAATACTTCTGTTATGAACCATTATGGTATTATCAAACAATAGTAAATCGCCACTGTCATTTTCCCACCAGTGATCGTAAACGTATGTTTCGTTAAAAACTTCTGTGCGTATGCGATCTACTAACTTATCGGACTCTGTTTGACTCATGCCTTTAAATCCAATAATGGTGTGCTCGCTGAAATGTAATCCGGTTATACCGCCTGGACTTTTTATTACTAACGGCATTTCGACCATATCGTCAGAGCTCCCGGTGAAATTACCTTTCATTGCAATATCATAACGATCGTCTGCTTGCGGCTCAATTGCTTTGGGTTTCCACTTGTGTTGCGCTACTAATTCTTTTAGCTCACTTTGAAATGCCTGTGTTTGTTGTTCATACCAATCAGTCATTTGACAAAAGCCAGTGGCACTAGTACTCATGTGCTGTGCGCCGTACAGTGCAACCAATGGAGCAAAACTATAAATGCCGCTTTCGTTGCTGTGCCACAGCAATTCTGTATCACCAAAGATACCAGTTAAGTCACCCTGTGCATCTCGTTTACCGGTTACTCGTGACCAATTATGAGGGCTAAGTCCGTAATCCTCGGTCATTTTCCATTTACTTACAACTGAAAAACTGATTTGGTCGTCCTCGTCCCATGAATCAAATTTGTTAATAAAGTCTGTGCCATATTTTTTAATGTAATAGGCGTCACGACTTCGGCGACTTGTGCCTAGCAAGTATATGTTCTTGATAATAGATCTAAAATTCTGTGTTGTCCCATTTCCTCGAACTACAGTTAGCAATGTTTTAAGATTAACCTCTTGTAGTTCTTTCCAAGCATCGATGCTATCCCATTCGAAGTTGTCAACATACGCACCGAAACTACCGAGTCCGTTAATTTTTGTGATTTTCATTGATGTGTTCCTTAAAAATATTTATAGATATTGCCAATGGTGCAATAGATTTACTAAGTATACTCACATGAAGATTAAATTTTTGCTTAATCAAGTTAACAACCCTTATCAGATTACAATCAATCCGTTGTTCTTTTTTATAAAAACATATTACGATATGTATGGAATGAATGATCTAGTTGAGTGGCTAAGGTGCGAGCACGTGATATTTGATTCTGTTGAAAAATCGGCAGAAGCTATTGTAGCAGCCGGCGTTGATGTGCTTGGCTTATCTGTATTTATATGGAACGAAGATTATCAATATGCAATGGCTAAACGAGTCAAAGAACTTGATCCTAGTATTGTAATTGTGTTCGGCGGTCCTCAATTGGACGCACACAAGAACCCTGACTTCTTTAAGACACATCCATATGTAGATTGGGTGTGTTATGGAGACGGTGAAAAAGCATTCCAATTATTAGTAGATAAAATTAGTAATTTGTACAATGGCCCGCTGATCAACATGGTTGAAAATATCAATGGTACTACAGTAGTACATGACTATGAAATTATCAGTGATGAAAAATATCTGAGCATAGGTTCGTTAACTGCTCAAAAAGATATCATTTTAGATACGCTTGAATATCTTAAAAAGCATGATATAACAAATAAACAACTTTATTTTGCTGTAGAGTTTGCTCGCGGGTGCATGTACAGTTGTAGTTTTTGTGACTGGAGTCAAAATTTAACTAAAAAAGTTAAACGTAGAACACACAACTGGCGTGCCGAAATAGACTTATTACATGAAATTGATGTGAGTGTTCGTGAAACTGATGCAAACTTTGGACAATGGAAAGAAGACCTTGAAATATTTGACTATGCAGTAAGTCTGTACGATCCTGCTAGGACCTTTAAATTTGTTGTAAGCAATACTTCTAAACTAAACAAAGATGCAACTTTCCACATTATGACTACCCAAGCAAAAAAGTACAATGCACCTGCAGTAGTAAGCATTCAAGACTTTGATGCCGATGTTCTTAAAAATATAGATCGTCCTGGACTTAATTACGAACAACAAGTAGATTTTATTAAAAGATTGTTTGTTGAGCTGTACGATCAAACCCATTTAGTCACTATACAGATTATCATTGGGCTGCCTGGGCAAACATATGAAAGTATTAAAGATACTGTTATTAAAACATATGAACTAGGTATTTCTAATCATATGATTTTTCCATTTGCTTATCTAATAAACAGTCCGTCTGCTGATAAACTGTATGAAAAAATGCACGGGTTAAAGTGGAAAAAAACTTTTGGGTTGAATGGCTATTTTGAAAGCGTTAACTATTCTGACATACCAGTGAACACAGACGATTTAGAATCTTTGTACATAAAAGCTAAAGATAACGAACTGATCGAAGGCATGTGGGCGTCAAGTACTACACTGTATGAAACAAATACATTAAGTTTCCGTGACTATATACGATCGCATATTTTTATAACACTTAGTAAACAGTTTCAAAGAAAAATGGTAGAAAACAAGTTGCCTGTAAACTATAAAAAAATGTACACTGTGTTTGACTCTAAAGTCAATCAGTTGACTGATCATTATTTAAGAGTACATGGACCGTTAATTGAAAAATATAATGTGTATATGATGGCCATTCCGGAAATAGATAGCAAAGTACTTAACAGATTCTCGGCGTTGATTTAATAGTTAATCAAGAACTTTTCTAAATCGCCATACAGTTGTGCCACCACTGCTTCACGACTGCCAAACATATAAACACTGATCGGTATGCGTTTATCTATTCTAATGTAATACGGGCTTTGTAGTTTGCGATCAAGGGTTAACACAATGCGCCTATTACCGGGCGTCGGTTTTATCTCTAACTCGTAATGTGCTAAATCCAACACACGACTAAACACATAAAATCCATGTTCAGTCAGTCTCATTCCGCCTGTTTTGCGAATGTTTGACCACCAGGTCTTACGTGCAACTTCAACGGGTTCAGCAAACTCTGCCGGTAGGCTTGCTACCAGTGTTTCGGTTAGTTTTAGTTTATCACGCACCGCTGGGCTGAACTGTGTCGCCCTGTGTCAACAATACCACAGTGAACTTGTCTGTTCTGAACTGTGCGTTTAGTTTCTTTGAAAGATTGTGTGCGTGACCCGGATTAGAGAAACTAACTTTCTTGTACTTTGGTCCAGGATGTTGTACTAGCATGTTGCTGGTTTTGAGATTGATAGGAGTGTTATCGTAAAATACAGCCCACACTCCTGCCGACGATAAAACCTGCTCAGTTTTGTATGTGGTTTTGTTTGTCAGTTCCAGAATAACTTTGGGTTTTGGTCTACTCATATCATTAAACTCCTACATTTTATTTATGACAAATATAGGTACTTTTTAGAATGATCCGCCCTTCATTTCCACTGTGATTGCACTGTCTTGTACAGCATCTACCACAGATTCTCTTGCTGCCTGTAGTGTTATTAACAGTCTAGTAAGGTCAGCATGGAGGTCTTTGGCATCCTTGATGGGCATGGTAAAGTCTCTGGCGCCACGTGCTTCAAATCCTTGTAAGCGTTCAATAAATTTTTGAATGTGTATCATTTTGTTAGGTATCCTGTTAAGTCTGGCGCAACCCAGCCCACCGGCTTGAGAACTTTACCATCTTCTCGCTTGCGCACCCGGCCTGTTTCACGATCGACCTTGGCAAAGTTAGTGGCCATGACTTCTTTCCAGGCACCTTCGCCGTCAAAGCCTGCAGAATGAATGGCGCCAATTGTAACAACCAAGATGTCAATCAGTGCATCCAGTTGCTCAACCAAGTTGTCGGCTTCGACAGCTTCTTGAAGTTCTTGGTGTTCTTCGTCTATTAGACTCAAATACATTTTATATTGTGATATTGCATAAGCAGATGTGTATTGGTCACATGCCTTCATGAATTTTTCTTGGTCTCGAAACGGATTTGTCATAGTGTTACTTGTTCTTTGGTCTTAAAAGGTCCTTGGTAAGGATAGCGTTGCAATGCAATTAGTTTGGGATCTTGAATGATCTTCCACGTGCGCCCACGTTTGATAGAATACCAACCGGCAGCAAACCATGATTTGCTTTTGGATGTTTTGGTATAGATTGGCAAATGATGTACCACGTCCCACACAGGATTGTAACAACGACCTGCTACCGGGAATCCGTGTACAGCGGTGTTGTCGGGCTTAGAAGCTGTCTCTTCTTTGGCAAACACAATGTTTGATTCACGTGCCGCAAGTTTAATTGTTTTAAATTGTTTTACTTGATTGTTAATGCGAACTTGGTATCCGCCATTCCATGCTTCGATGTTGCCAACTTTGCGATCATCTTCTTGTAAGATCCAAAACTGTTTATCTGCTACTACTTTAGCTACTAACATTCAAAACTCCTTTATATGTTTCATTTAACCAACTACCAAAGCCTTCGGCATTTTCACTGCAACGTATCAAATCATACTTGCCGCAAAACTGCATAAATCTTACGCCAACCTGTCCAATGTCCTTGTGCGATACCTGTTCAATAATGGCAAGATCCACTGTGTCTTTCACTGCTTGCGGTTGATGTGTAAGATCAATCAATTGACGATTGCGTTCGTAGTCGTCTAGCACACGGTGTTCTTCACCATTGTGGTCTGTCCAACGTTGCAACATCATATTGTTCCAATTGTAGCCTTTGGTTGTGCGGTCTGCAAATGCTTCTTGAAGACCTACCTTGTTCTTGGTGCCTTTTGTGCGCACACCAGGAAATGCAGAAAACACATTGTCGCTTGTATCGCCACGCATACATTTCTCGAACAACAACCATTGTGGATCAGGAATCTGTTTAGGTTCTTTGGTCTTCTTATCAACTACGGGTCGACCTTTGGCATCATAGATGCCTTCTGTGGTGATAAGTTCGTCGGTGATACCATTGTATTGTTTTACGTTTGCGGCCACTAACTGCACAAAATCTGTGTCGCTACTGATCACAATGTGTTCGTCTTGGGGATGCAGGGCAATCCAACGGGCAATAATGTCATCGCCCTCTGCAGTGGGACATCGAATCACACTGCAATTGGTTCTTTCTGACAAGTATTTAGTCAAATTATCATACGTTTCCCAGAACATTTTATCTTCTTCTGCTTCCGCTTCTGTTAGAGCGGCACGGGCTACTACACGATTTGCTTTGTAGGGTTTATAGTGATCTTTGCGCCATGATCGCCCTTCTAGTGCAAATACAACATGGTCTGCTTCAAATCGACGCACAACTTTGTTGGCACTCATCAAGGTAGTATGTAGTGCAACGCCAACCTTTTCCCACGGATCAGACGCACGAAATGCAGTGTGCCTGGCACGGAAAAACATATTAGCTGTGTCAATTAACACATAACGCATAGGAACCCTTAAACTTTGTTATTTGTATTGATATATTGTAACATAAAACGATTCCAAAAGCTATGGCCATCCTTGCCAAAATGCCACGAATTGGGCGTAACTGTTTCTATTCCTGCGGCTTTAATTCGAGCATTATAAGTGCCTTCTGCACTGTATGGATCAATGTAACTGTTGCTCCATTTTTTTGGTTTCTTGATACTGCTGAAATCATTATTGCCGTTAAAGAAAATATGATTCACACCCAAATCGTCTAATTCGGTATGTAACTGCCAAATCTCTTCATGTGCTTGCTGGGTCTTTTGTTTCCAATCTACACCAATCACAAACTCTTTGTAGCGTTGCTTATGATCGTCTGGAACATCGTCCATTCCGCTAGCACCAATTTGGTAATACACACCATCAATCAGCCACTCTTCTCGTTCCCACGTTGACCATTGTATCACCATCAGCACTTCTTCTGGGTGATGTATTCGTTTTAACCAATCTCTTGTTGTGCGCAAGATTCTTGTGTTGCTACTGGCGCTTTCTGCGTCGCAGTGAAAACTAGCACGTAGTGCATCACTTAATCGTCTGCCCCAACTGACTGCCAAGTTTTCTGGATGCGGAGCACGACCCATATAAAACAACTGCCCATCATCCATGGCAAATGCATGAGGATTAACTGCTTCGGCAGCCGCAGTATGGCTGTCACCGTTTACATATAAAATCATATCAGGACACTTCGGATCGTCCGTCGCCAATGTCTCGACTTTTTACCACACGGTTGGGATTATTAGCCATTTCTTGTTCCCATGTTTCCATTACCACATGACGGCAAACATTTTGGAACCAACGATCAACAATGTCTGAATCTTTGTCATCGGGTTTGCCTTGGTATCCTGCACGAACCAAGTTGGCAACAAACTTATCATTCCAGTCTAATTCAAATGCACCTTGGTGCATGTTTTCAGGATCTACATGCATACTGAGAATTGCCACATAAGGTTCGCCTTTTTCTGTAGCAAGTTCTTTTTCAGTCTTTACTGGTGCTTTGGGTTTAGGCTCAGCCCGTGGTTTAGGCTCAGGCGCCGGTTGCTTTTTAAATCTATCAAAAAATCCCATATAGTTTCCTTAGAATAAATCTACAGTTTCCCAGGGCAAATAGTCTTTACCAAAGTGTCC